CAACAGATGTAAAGCCAATAGGATTTTGTTTAAGTTTACATACAATAACCTTAGCCCCATCAGTAATACCCATTGAGTATTTGTCTCCCATCATTCTTTTTAACGTATTCCAATTAATACTGGCACGAACGTGTCCTGGCATGTTTGCTTTTCCAGCTTTGCGTTCTTTTTCTTGATACTCAGTAATCTTGTTAGCACGTTTTGGACTGCCTTTTTCCCAACCAGGTCTGCTTTTGAATTTTAATCTAAATTCACTAATGTGATTAAGTACATCTTCTTCAGTAGCGCCAGTTAAGACCTTCTCAAGAACATCACTTAAAAAGTTTTGAATAAATTCTGGAGTATCACTACGCTTTAGGTCAAGGCCCATAGCTTTGATCTTGCCTGGCTTGCCATCTACATCTGTACGTTTTCCTTCTTTATCATAGTAAAGGACTGCATAACGTTTCTTAGTAATAAACAGGCCTTTGCTGGCAACAATTTCTCGCCCTGCCTTAATAACTTCACCACGTGCTTTNGGGCAATGGAACGCATCTAACATAAACTGTGGGAATGTTGAGTTAACTTCTTCACCNATTTGGTCGTATAGTTGAACTACACTTTCTTTGGTCCATGGCAATTGNCCTGCATTAATTTCATTTTCTAATGTCTTATATGCACTAAAGTAACACGAATCAGTATCACCGTAGATAATAGCTTTGCCTATATGATTAAATTCGCCTGTTACAATTTCGTTTACCTTACTAGCCATATGTTTGGCAATAGCACGTCCGGTTAATGTTGTTGATTGGCCAATTCTGTTATCAAAGAATCTGCATCCTGGATTCAAAATAGCACCGTACAAACTATTCAAGTTAATCTTCTTAACTAGTTGTCGCTTGTCCCAGTATTCTTCTTCTACTTTGTTTCCTGCCGCAATACATTCTTTTAGTTTGGCCTGCATCTCTTTACGTTCAGCATACCAACGTTTTAACAAACCAGGAATAATACCTTCTTTCTCGTAGGTAAAGATAGTTCCATTGGCACTTAATACCCAAGGTTGATGACTGTCGAAAATTAATTTATATACTTCGGCTGCACTTAGATTGTCACTAGAACCATCTTGCCAATCAATGGCAATCTCTGTTCCAATTTCTTCATTCATGACCGCAGTGTACTCTAATGAGCCAAACATACCTTCCCACGCAGCCGCAAACGATTTGCCTTTGGCAAGGTGCGCCTGAATGTATTCATCTGTCATAGTTGGGCGTAACTGGCCAATAATAGTTTCCGGTCCCATGTTAAGCGCACGAATGGCACTTGGGTACAGACTGTTAATGTCTAGTGATCCAATCCAATCGTGAATGCCTTCTTTAGGATAGGCAACATACGCACCAGCCGCTTGACTGTCTTCTCGTTCGTCCATTTTAGTTCTGTTAGGAACTTGGAAACCTCTGCGGTGTGCTTCGTTAATGATAGCCTGTTCGGTTACAGCCACAGCACCCATTGTAGTCTGTAGTAACACAGTACATTCGTGTGCCAGTGTGTTGGCAAGGTCAATAAACTTTAACTTTTTATCTAGTTTGTCTAGCAGTGCCGTATCTTGTCTGTTATATTCAATAAACTTTTTAAAGTCATGATTATAAAGTTGATCTAACGACCCCTCATACGGAGTCTTACGCTCATCAAGTTCATATTCTGCAATAGCATCCAATCGATAACTATGTCTCTCTTCATATGTGTACTTGCGATACAATTCAAGACTATCTAAGTGTACCCGCCCTAACAGGTCAAAGGTTACAGAATCTCGTCCAAACTTTTCGTATTCTCGTCTTTTTGGAAATTGGTTAAACAAACACAGTCTACGTGTATCTTCTTTGCTTAATGCTTTAGTAATACGATTTACAGTATAGGGCATATCAAAGCCTTCACTGTTCCAACCGCTTAGAATGTCAGCATCTTGAATTAAATCCAAGAACATGTCTAACATCTCTGATTCTTTTGCAAATAGATATGTATTAGGAAATTCAGCAACGGCTTCTTTGGCCTGCTCCATTGTCATAGTCTTAGGAGGCACAGCTAAACATACAAGGGTATCTAACCATTGTAGGTGGACAGCGATGGCAGTAATTGGCATAAACGCATCATCTGGTGATGCATAGCCACGTTCTGGATCAAAGTCCACCTCAATATCCCAAAACGCCACGTTTAGTTTTGGAGCATCTTGATTTAGATAGTGTTCACTTAAACATACAAAGATAGGATTGATATCAGCTTCAAATAATTGCTTACCTGAATTGATAGCTTGTTCTTTGCGTAGTTCTTTAGTGTTCTTACAGACAATCCTGCTAAGTGGATCTCCGTAAATTGATTGATGTTTGCCCTTAGGGTCTTTATAGTAGAAAGTGTGTTTAACAGGATAGTCTTTGTACTCCCGCTCACCTTTCTTATTTCGTTCAACAATCTTGATGACATCTTCATCACGGTTGAACCATGCGTCTACATAACTCAAATTTTTCTCCTATGCAATTTTAGGCTTGCAAATACCAATGTGATCATTTGTGGCTGATCAAACCTTACTCATATATTATTTATTAGTCTAACATAGCCGATACAATCAATAGTGACTAACAATAGATAGTTAGCTACCATGCCTGTACTTTTGCGAGTCCATGCCGCCCATCCAAATATTGCACATTGAAGTATAAAGATTGGATAGAGCCAAATAAACAACGGATCAGTAGCACCTGCCGCGAGTACTAGCGAACACCCGAGACTCATAAACCATGCAGTAATTTCTAAAACAAATCGAGTTGGCCACTCATTAAAATCTGTTTTAGCCCATTTAAAAACGTTTGACAAAAAATGAGTCATTAGATCCGCTTAGTAATATCTAAGATTGCTTCAATTTCTGCCCAGTCTGCATTGTGATCAGACCAATTACCTTTATGCGCAATTTTAATTGCACGATTAATAATACTTGGTTTTAGTTGTAATTCTTCTGCTACTGCTTTAACAGTTTCTTTTAGACCTTCTGATAGATCTTCAATTTCTCGAAGTACTGTACTGCCTTCTGCAATAAGTCTTTCAAGTTTGGCTTTTTCTTCTGCTCCGTAGGAACGACCTGACATAGTAATCTCCTTGATAGATGTAGTATACACTAGTTATACTGCATAGTCAATAGCTAAATCAAAAAAAATGGCAGACTTAGTCTGCCATTTTAGGAGTGGATAAAATTATTGTCCAGTAGCTTTAAGTGCGTCTAACTGAGCTTTTGCCGTTTTAACATCGTCAGCCATCTCTGGGTCGTTAGCATACTTGCCGATAAGTGTCTCTAGTTCTGCCATTTCGCTAGCATACCATTTTGTAAGATTAGTTTTGCCACCGCCAACACTTCCAGAAGTAGTGCCGCCTTGATCAGCTGCCCCACCTGGAATTTTCAAAGTCTTACCTGCATAAATCAAGTTTGGATCTTTAATGTAAGGATTGGCTTTCATAATGTCTTGGATGCTTACGCCAAACTTTTTACTGATCTTTGTAAGATTGTCACCCTTAACGATAGTGTAATCACTACCAGCACCCGCGGCTTTACCTGACTGTGCTGGCGCATCTGCTGGCGCCGCAGTTGTTGGTCCTGTAGCCGCAGTAGGTTTTACGTCAGTTCTATCTCCACGATATGCTCCGTTTGGATCACGGGCCGGAGTAGTAGGTTTTACGTCAGTTCTATCTCCACGATATGCTCCGTTTGGATCACGAGCTGGTTTTTCTCCGTTGAGAGCAGTAACACCTGCAGTCCCTGCACCTACAGCACCGGTACCGATGGCAACTTTTTGCCCCATACTCATTCCCGATTTGTTAGGAATTACTCTAGCATCAACATCAATAACATCGTCGGCAGCACCGGGACGTTTTGCAGGTAAATTGGGGCGTGTAGCAATAGCGTTACGACCTGCGCCTGCTGGAACAGGCAACGGTGCTTCTAATAACAGAAGTTTATTTCTAATAGCACCCATGCTTTCACTTAATGATTTTGGTTGAGTTGATTCTTCCATGTCAGTATCACTAACTGGAGGCTTCTTAGTAAGAGCCACAAGCTCTTTCATTCTAGCACGATCTTTTTCTTTGTCACCTGCACTGCCCGAACCACCTGCAGAGGAACCTTTTGCTAATTCGTCTAATGCGGCTTGTGCATCTTGTAACGCGGCAATAACTTCTGGATCATCAATATCTGCAAGTTCAGCCATGATCTTTCTAATTAATGCTACTTCTTTTTGGTATTGACCAGCATTGATAGTTATACCGTTACCTATGTCTTGTTGGACAACAGGTCCAGTGCCTAAGGTTACCTTTTCACTTAGATCGTATCCAAATTCTTCTTTTAATATATTTGATAGTGAACTATGTATTGATTCTTTAACTATGTTAACTCCCGGAACATCCCACCCTTGAGTTTGGGCCTGAGTTGGCGGCTTCATTACAGACTTACCTGATTGCGCAGGAGCACCGGGTGTTGCTCCACCTGCTGCCGCACCTTTTGATCTAATTCTAGCCACTAGATTCTTAAGCTGACCCAGGCGTCTCTTTATAAATTCATTGCTAGTGTTAGTTGCGCCAGTTCTAGCAGAGTCGGTTTTACTAGCTTGAAATTCTCTTTCAGCATCACCTCTAGTCAGCATGTTTGCTAATCCACTTGGACCTTGTGCATTGCCCGGAATCAACCCTAGCTTTTGTAATGCTAGTGTGTCATCTCTGTTAGGAGGTGCTGTTCTTGGACTATTTGGCTTAGAATGAAACTCTGCATCACCTTGCGCAACAACAAATTCACCTTTGCTGTTCATCAGTCCAGGCAAACCACTTTTTGCAGCCAACGCCGCTAATGCATCGTTACCGGCAGTTACTGGATCAAGAGTAGTAAATCCACCCCATCCACCTGATTTTTTCTTTGCCGCTGCCGCATCCATTGCCTGCTTTTCAGCTGCCTGCACATCTTGCAAACTCAACGCTTCGTTGATTTGTCGTAGTCTTGCAATAATATTTTTTATGTCCATGATTTATCCTTTGCTAGTTGCTCTAAGCATCCAAGCATGTTTTTTATGTGAGTCTAAACGACCAGCTATAAAATCAGCTAATCCTTGTTCATTAGTTGAATCTGCAAGACCAAATACTTGATTAAGTAGTTCAATCAATTTGGCGTTGTCTTGCATAAGTTCGTTAACCATTTCTTCAGCACTGACTACACCGGGTGGTTCGTCAATAACACTAAGTTCCTGAAATCTGCCAATGCTCATTGGTGTATAAGATCCTAGTGCGCGAATTTCTTCACCAAACTGATCAATGCTGCCGTATACTTCTTCGTATATAGCACCAAATAAATCATGGAACTGTTTAAAGAATATACCTTCAACATTGAAATGAAAGTAGTGTGCTTTCATGTAAAACACAAAGGTGCTAGCCATAGCTACTTTCATTGACTGCTTTAAATCTTCCATGTTACTCGTCGCCTTCGTTCACTGGTGTTGTTTTAGGCTTAACGCTTTCTTTTTTAATCTTCTCGCAGTCGTTTACACGCTTACCTGCGTTCTTGCCAGTACCAGGTTGGGTGCCAACTTTTCTGTGCCCAGGCCAGCAGTGCTGTGGGCCTGCTACACCTTCTTTGAACGCTGGATTTGTAGGGCCCGGAGTTTGTGGGCTCCATCTTTTACCTTTGTGTGGTCCAGATGTTACAATAGGATACTGACCATCTTTGCCTTTTGGTGGCGGAGCAGTTGCTCCATCTGGCGGGGATAAGTTTTCATCTACACCTTGCGATCTATACACACCGTCTACTTTTTGTTTTGCTGTGCCACCTGTTACTTTAACTAGTGCAGTTAGTAAATCGTTAAATTTTAAAGTTTCATCAACTAGAGCATATGGCACAATAGTATCACTGCCTAACACTAGATCAGCATCATCAAAGTACAGCTTTGTTTCTTTTGGCAGGCCCGCTTCTTTCTTTAACCACCTAGTAATTTTACTCTGGTCTCTAAATTTTCTATAAAATTTAGTAACATTATATCCGTGTGCGCTGCCTTCTAACACACTTTGACTTTCCATTGTCAATAAGTTTTCATCTACAGGAACTGCCTGTTTCTTGTGTTTGACATCGCCTTGCTTTTCAGCTCGCTTTTTATTTGTGTGTGCGCCAGCACCGCTGGTTGTTTTCATAGCGTGTTTGGCTACAAAGTTAGGTGGCTTTGGTGCAGGAGTACTTTTTACTTCGGACAAGTGTTCAGACAATTTTAGTCTTAAGTTGTCTTCTTGATTAATGTCTTCTTCTTCAACTAGCTTTAGATAAGTTTTAAACAGACTAGGAGTTTCGTTTAGATCAACTGGCTTTGGTTTAGGTGTATTCATATACACTATATTTTCTGCCTGTGACAATCTATTAGTCTTAGGATTCTTACCTTCGGTAACCACCTGAAGAAGTTTTTTCATGTCGCTGGACCCTTCTGCAGCCTTTTTAGAAGAGCTGTCTAAGGTCTGTAGAAGTTTCTTCATGTCCATATAATTATCCGTTTAAGCGAGTCATTAATTGCTTCATACGAAACAAATCTGCAGATTCTTTTACTGTTTCTTTGTTACGACTTGGCATTGCTGGATTAGCCGTGCCAGGTTTAGTAGCAGCCGCACCTGCTGCCTTCTTTGGATCATTACGGCTTGGGAAAGGGCTTTTAGCTTTCTTTGCAGGGGCAACGCTTCCGCCGTCTACGTCTTGTGGGGGAGGAACACCTTTGTCGGGACTGCTTACCCATACACCGCCTTGAATAGAACCTTCCATTTTGGCTTTTGCTTTAGCAACAGCTTTTTTAACTGGAGAATCTTTTTTAGCAAAAGGATTTACACCTTTCTTCGGTGCAGTGCCTTTCTTTGTGTCAGCAATAGCCTGCTTCATTGGTTCTTTTTTGTTTTTGTTTTTGTTTACGTCTAAGAAGTCTGGCTTGGAAGCTTCAGACATGCCGCCACATTCTTTCAAACCATGCACTGGGCATTTTTTGCCTTTGGCAGTATGGTTACATTTTTCATCGGCAGCTTCTTTAACATTTTTAGCTACTGCTTTACTTACAGCGGCACGTTTTGTTTTGATATACTTGTCAGACTTGGTATTCTTTTGACCGTCATTGTCTACGTCGTCGTCTTCTTTACCTACAGGATCAAGTGCTTCTTTAACTTTTTGGCCGTCTTTAACACGAGTTACGGAATCTTTACCAAAACGCTTTTCCCAGTTCTTGCCTTCTTTTTCTTCTGCTTTGTCAGCAGCCTTGTCACTTGCTTTATCGGCAGCTGATTGTGACTTGGCTTGTGACTTTGGTTCTGTATGCGGCTCATCGCTAAAACGATTTGGATTTTGTGTATGCTTGGTAACACCTTTTTTACTACGATCAATCTTACCACCAGTTGACGACTTTTCTTCTTTTTCTTCTTTAACATCTTTCTTAGACATTTTTTCAGCTTGCTTCTGCTTTAACTGTTTAATCTTGTCTTTAGCTTCCATCAGCTTGTTACGCAGTTCAACTCGTTGACTTTCAGAGTATACGTCGGCAGTTTCTAACTGTTCTCCGTATTCGCTAAATTTCATCTCGTATTCCATGTAGTGATACACAGACGCAATGTAATCGGCCGCTTTAGTAATCTTAGCTTGGACCCAACCTTCTAATTGTTGGTCTCCATCTAACATTTTAAACAGCTTATAGCTATAATTTGCTAGTTTGTATAGATCAGCCTTGGCCATTGCGCCTTCATGATCTGTTGGCATTGCTGATTGTGGTTCGTTCATATCTTGCATGGTAAAAAACTCCGTAGTCTTATATTTAGCGTTTGATGCTGCCGCCGGTCAGTAGATTATCGCCGTCTACGGCGTTATCTGTGGGCGTTTGCATCTTAGGGCTTTGATTCTTATGTACTGCTCCGACCGACATATCACCGGCAGTTGTTGCACCGCTAGAGGCAATCTCTACCACTGTTTCGTCGTCTTGCGGGCGTTTGGTAAGCATAATCTTACCTTGTAATTCAGGTTTATTTTTGATTATTGCCAGGGCATAGTTATTAGCACCTTTTTTCCATTCAAACGTCTTAGGTTCGCCTTGGCTTTTTAGTATCTTTCCGTTAACACGTAAGTACCAAGGGCCGCGGTCTTTGTTCTTTTGTTGCTGACGTAGTTTTCTTTCAAAGTCGGGATCATCTTCGTGACCTAATTCATGTTCCATTTCACCACGTTTAAAATTACGTCTTTCAGAATCCATTTGATTTTGCTGGTAACGATCGTAATCACCGGGACTCATTGTGTCTGGATTACGACCATACACTTCTGATAAAATTTGTATGACCTTCATTATTTTGTCCTTATTCCTTCACCCACTGGTTTCTCTCCAGTTAGCTTTGGCAAACTAAACCAAAGCTGGAACCACTCTGGAGTTCCGGGTTTGATATTATGTTGTTTCATTAGTTCGCCTTTTTCGTTTCCAGTAAGGCTGATATTACTCCCACCAAACGGATCAACAGGNCTATAGTTTAAATATCCTTTAAACTCGTTTATCCCTGCTAACTTTTTAATTTGATCTAATTCGTTCATTACACACCGTATTGGTTAGTCTTACGTGTTGGGATCGGACTTACTGTATTAGTACTATCTAACTCTTTACTTTCCATATCGCCGTTATTTAGATCAGTGTAAGAAGCACCCACTGCCTTAGCGGCCTTTTTAAACATTTCATTTTCAACTTCTGTATATGGATGCACAGTTTTCTTTTTTCCATACCAACTCTTAGCATCAATGTCAGGAACAGTTTTGCCGTCAGTGCTAGCCATAGCTTGACCTAACTTGAATGCTACATAATCACTGTTGGCTTTTTCTTCGTCACCGTAGATGCTTATACCTCGACTCGACTGACTTTGTCGCTTTGATATTTTAGCTTGTTTTGCTTCAGCCATCATGGCTTGTTCTATTTCGTCAAGTGTTTCTTTTACTAGACCAAATGCTTTTAAATTCTTGTATGGTGTAGATGCATCAACATCTACTGTGGTATTTTGTTTGGTAATAATGCCTACACCGGCTGCATCTTCGTTCTTCTTAACAGCTTTAGCGGCTTTTCTAGCCATTGAAGCTAATATTTGATCTTTGTAAGGCAATAGATATTTGGCTACAACATCAAAGAATGGTTTACCCATTACCGGAGTTTCACTACTTACGCCTGCAGCCTGAGTGAATTTTTTCCTATTGCCTTCTAGTACTGCGGCCCTAAGATCAGTAGCTGAGGAAATTCTATCAGCTTTTCTCCACTCAATTTTTTTAAAGTTATAAAAACCGTGCGGCCCTTGTACGCCATTTGATTTCTGCAATCCTGGTACAAACACTTTTGCATCTTGTTCGTCTGTAACAACGACCAATGTCACTGGGCCGTGTTTTTTATAAACGTAAGTGGCTAATGTCCACCACGTCTGCTCTGGCACTATATGTCCTTCAGTGCCCGACCAAATTGTCTTAATGCATTCAACTTTAACTTCATATGGCAACGGGTCGCTTGGACCGACAGTTGCTTGATTAGTTCCTAAATACCAAACAGGACTTTCAGATGCTTTGATCCATGCTTCTTTGTGGCCAACGTGTGGTGGATTAAACCGTCCAAATATTATAGCAACTTCTTGATCAGTTTCTTTTTCTTTTGATTTTGCCTGAACCTTTGTACCAGCCGCAATTTTTGTCCCTACTTTCTGTCCAACTGACTGTGTAGTAGTTCCTGTCTTTGCAATATCGTCACTGCTTTTTACAACATCGTCGACAGTCCTAGCACCAAATTTTCCTAATGCTAAACTTGCTTCTATTGTAAAAAATTCTCTTAATTTCATGATTAATTTCCTGCAGGAACCCAAGTAGTTGGAACATACTTAACTGCACCAAATTTATGATGCTTCTGTGGATAACGTACATGTCCTTCACCGTTAGTGTCCCATATCTCTCGACGAGGTTGCGATTTAACTGATGCATCTATTGCATCTTTAATATCTCTTATTTCTTTAATTAGAAAAAAGATAGCGTCTAATCCGCCGGGGTGCTCTTGTACCATATCAACAATATGTTTTTGTTTAGCGGCACTAACACCTTTCTTTTTCATCCATTCTGTAAAATCGTGTCCAGCAAGATCAGAAAAGTTTCGTTGCCCCTTAGCATGTTCTCTGCTCATTTGATTAAAGAATGGGTAAAAAATTCCATTCTTATCTGGATCAGGTAATGACCCTAAGAAATTATCAATAGTTGCACCGTATTGTTCTGCATATTCTATAGCTTGGTTAACTTCTTCTAATACAGATTGATCTACTTCAGGTGCAGTTTCTGTATAGATAGGACCTTGAACGATTAATCCTGGACTTTGATTAAACATATCAAAATCATCAAGTGGTTCTTGAGAGGCATCATTCATACCAAACGTTGAGAAATAACCGTGCCCTACTACCATTACCTTGGCTTGTGCAATCCTGTTACCTAATTCACTGCCTGCATCTACATGATAGCAAGTATTGGATCTTGGATTAGGACAGAAAGTATAAATCCCCTTGGGGTAGTCTGCACCACCGTCATCAAGACTCTTGTTTAGTAATGGGTCAACACCGTATAGTGCATCGGCATAAACAAATCCTACAAAGTCTTTAGGTGTTGCCGCATCAAATAAAGGATAAAGGTTGGCAAAGTTCTGTGCAAACTGATTACGTTTAGCAACTTCATCAGCAGTCTTGGCTGTGCCACTTTGATTAACAATAAAGTCAACAATCTCTTTAGGACTTTCTGCTTTAACACCTCGAGACCATTGGTTATGACCTACTAAGATTAACGGGCCGTTTTTAACTTCTCTACCCCAATAAACTTGAGGA